TTGATAAAATCGGCGAAAAAGAGCAAGGCTATTCGAGCGAAGTGCTCGAACACAAAAACAGCTACCAAGTCGCCGAGGTGATGATTGCCAATTTGTATTCGATTGCCATGCGTGGAGCGAATCTCGCCGCCATTTCCATGCTATTCGACTATCTCGACGGCGCTGTAGCCGACGTAGTACGCATTGAAGGCGAAGATGTAGTGATGATTGAGAACTGGGCTGATGTCGCCCCATACGAAGCGAAACAGGGCGAGGATGGCATTTTCTACATAGACATTGAGGCGGTGAAATGAGAGTCCTGGTTGCCTGTGAGTATTCTGGTCGAGTTCGTGAAGCTTTTCGTAAGTTAGGGCACGATGCTTGGAGTTGTGATTTATTGCCAGCCGACGACGGCTCTCCTTATCATTATCAAGGCGATATGTTTGATATTATCGACCAAGGCTGGGATTTGATGATTGCTCACCCACCATGCACATATTTGGCGAGCAGTGGTCTTCACTGGAATAAACGTCGCCCAGAACGAGCCGCCTTAACAGAGGAAGCGCTTGAATTTATTCAGCGTATTTTAGATGCGCCCATAGAAAAAATTGCGTTGGAAAATCCAATCGGCTGTATTTCTAGCCGCATTCGCAAGCCTAATCAAATTATTCAGCCGTGGTGGTTTGGTGAAGATGCCAGCAAATCTACTTGTTTGTGGTTGAAAAATTTACCACCTCTTGAAAAAACAAATCCTCTCATTAAAAAACGATACGCCAACCAGACAGCCAGTGGTCAGAATAATTTGCCGCCAAGCGCTGATAGATGGAAGATTCGCAGCACAACTTATCAAGGTATCGCCGATGCTTTTGCTAGTCAGTGGGGAAATCTGTAATGAACTTCTTCAATATCGGTGGGGGTATTGTCCTCCGTGCCTATCAAAAGGCGATTATGAAAGCTTTCGACAATGGCATCCGATATATCGTGCTGTGTTGGTCTCGTCGTGCAGGGAAATCCCTGTTCGCTTGGAATCTTTTGATTCGTGAGGCAGTGAGCAAGCCAGGTACATACTGGTATTGTTTTAACAACTACTCGACCGCCCATAACGACATTTGGTTGGCGATGACCTCTAAAGGCATCAAATTTTTGGACATGATTCCGAAAGATATGGTGGTGCGTATGAACAGTTCGAAGCTCGAAATCGAGCTCACGAACGGCAGTATCATCAAGCTCATCGGTATCAACAACGCCGACAAATTGGTGGGTGCTGGTCTCAACGGTGTTGTCTTTGATGAGTATGCCGTGCTGAACCCTAATGTTATTGAATTGATTACCGCCATGCTCGCTGAAACTGGCGGTTGGCGAATGATGATTTCTACCCCTCGTGGTAAGAATCATTTCCACGAAGAATACAATTTTGCCAAACAACACCCTGAATTTGCGCTCGCCAATAACATGCACTGTGGTATGCCTGAAGTGGCGCAGTATATGGCAAAAGGTTTCCTCGAGCAGGAACGCTTAAAAATCATCAGCAAATACGGCAACGATGCGCTGTGGCAACAGGAGTACATGACGAGCTGGGTCAGTCCGAACAGTGGTTCGGTATTTGGCGCATTGGCGAAAATCATGAAAGACGAAGGTCGTGTTACGCCAATTGTTGGCAACCCTGATTATCCGTACTATGCCGCATGGGACTTGGGTAATGCCGACTACACCTCCATCGTTTTATTCCAAGTGGATGAGCTCGGTTTTCCTCAGATTATTGACCATATCGAAAATCGCAACGAAGATGTTACTTGGTACATCGGCGAGTGGAAAGAACGCAACTGGAAAGTGCAAACTCACTTCCTTCCGCACGATGCAGCGCACCGCAAGGGTGCTCGCAACGAAACGTACAAACAGGTGCTTTCAAAAGAGGGTATTACGAACACTGTTATTTTGAACAAGCCGAATCGTGTCGAGGATAAATTGAACTACCTTCGCCGAGTCTTCGCTGGCATGACCATCGACGAAGGTCTCACTCGAATTGTTGAGTGTCTCGATAAGCTTGAGTACGAATGGAACGAACGATTGCATATTTGGTCGAGCCACCCGACTCACGTTGGCGGCTACTCCGACACAGTGGACTCACTCTGTTACATGGCTCAGGCAATCGGCAAGTACAAAATCAGCGCCAAAAACATTTTCAGCAAGTCGCACGTTCGAGACCCAAGTGCCGTAAAGACTGAAACTAAAGAGGCGAAAAAGGAGCGTCTCGACAAGTTTTTGGCGGCTGAATTTACCTTGGGCGGAAGTCCGAAAAAAGAAAACAGCAATTTTTCTACATTTATTTAATTGTGTAGTACAATCATAAGTAACATCAAAAAACAAATTGGGTAGAAAAACTAATATAGAAGGGTATCAGGAAAGGTACAATGGAAGATGACAAACAAGAAATTATCGAGCAACCAGCAGCCAATAGCGAACGAAGCGAAGGCTCAGCCAAAGGACATGACGCAACAGCCGACGAGGTGGCAAGCCTTTATGATGACCTTGGCATTAAAGCTCCTGTCCCCACTGATTCAGCTAAGCGACGACCTAAAACCACTAAGGTACGAGCTGAAGATTCTGAGAAAAAAGACCCAGGAAGTGCCGATAATGACGGCAAATCAAAAGGAGGGCGAAAAGCCGAAGACTCTGACGACAAAGATAAATCTAAAAATGCACCTAATTCAAATTCGGATGGCGACGCAGGAGATGCTGCTGACTCGAAGACACCGAAGAACAGCTCTAAAGACGGAAAAATACAAGATGAATCAGAGGAAGCTGGCAAGGGAGTTCGCAAGGATAAATCCGAATCAGAAGGAGATTCTAAGTCAGGAAGCGAAGGCGACGCTGACGGGTCAGATAAACGAACTGGACAAGAAGCACACGAGTCGGGCGATTCGGAGGAAGAGGGCGAAGATGATGAACAGGGAAAGCGCCCTGGCAAATCCAACCCAGCCGTCGAACAAAGAATCCAAAAACTAGCCAACGAGAAAAAGGAAGCCATTGAGCGAGCCGAAAATCTCGAGAAGCAACTTCGTGAAGTTACCCAAAAACAAGTTCAGGAAAAAATCTCTCAAGAAGACCCTGAATACAAAATGGAAGATTTCCGAAAAGTCCGAGACGATGAAGGTAATATTCACGAGCTCGATGACAACCAAGCCGAGCTTGCATATCGCCGTTGGAAAGATGGTTACGATGCTCGTAAGGAAGAGCGCAATGCGGCGATGAATCGTGAAGAGGCTATCGAAAATTACAAGCGTGAAGCCCAAGAAACGCTTATGCGTAGTTCGGCTGAAGCTTACGACACCTTGACCGACATTCTCGACAAATTCCCAGAGCTCAAAGTTGATAGCGGTAAATTCGATGAAGAGTTTTCAGGCAAGGTTATGCCACTCATCGAGGATATGATTATTTACCAAAAAGGTACTGAGCCAGGCAACGAAGCAGGCAAGCAACCAGTCATCATCGGCATGTCGATGAACCCGACTAAGATGCTTAAGGTAATCAACGAAATCAAGACCCAAAAGCGTAACTTGCCATTGAATGGCTTGAATGATACTGTAGACACAAGGTCAGACGTAAACGTGCCTCACAGCCGTTCATCCGACTCCACTGTTAATCAAGCCAACGAGCTTTACAAAACGCTCGGGATTAACAAGAGAATAAAATAAATAACTAAGAGGAGAAAATATCATGGCTAATGTAGATGATGTTTCAAAGCTCAAGGTAGACCAACTAAAAGAATTAGCAGCACAGCACAATGTTGAGCTCGCTGATGGCGACAAGAAGGACGATTTAGTCCTGAAGGTTGCGGATGGTATTACGTCTGAACAACTTGAAGCATACAACAACAAATCAAATGACGGCTCTAGCGAAAGCGACGAGTCAACGGAAGATGAAGATTCATCTGACGATAACGCTCACGACCAGGTTGGTGAATTGCCTTCACCTGAAACTGACGTAGAAGCTCCGCTACCTGAGCAGGAAACCCCTGCCAACGAGCAAGCTGCTGCTGATATTGAAAAATCAGGCGTTCAAGGCACTGACGTTGAAGGTTCTACCGTCAATGAAAATGCTGGCGAAGGTGAACCTGACGCTGTTTCTGAAGGTGCAAACGATGAAGACCAGACTGTCGCAGTTCAAGCTGACGGCATCGACGGTGTTGACCGAGACCACACACCAAACACAGAAAAGCCTGAAGAGGCTGCCGCTGCTCGTGCTGGCGTACCAGAAGAGCGACTCGATAACGAGAAGCAAAATCGTGAACCTAAAAACGATTTCGAACAAGAAAATCAAAAAGTAACAGAAGTAGAGCGCCAAGCCGCTCAGGAAGCATCAGATATGACAACAGCAGAACGTGTAGAAAACGCTCCGACTCCAGCTGAGCAGGCTTCGAAGGATGCGGCTGATACAGCTTCAACCATCGCTGCTGCGATTGCACAGGGTCTTAAGGGCATCGGTAAAGACGAAGGATTTGAACTTCAAGAAGAGGTTGGCATTGACCACCGTTTCAGCGTTGTTCGCAGCAAAGCAACTGGTGAAGTGATGCTTCGTGATAACGGCGACGGTTCGTTGAGCAAGGTTCAGCTTGAAAGTCTTGAAGAAAAAGAAGCAAGTATTCAGAACACAGAAGTTGAAGAACTCTAGTATAATAAACTAGTAGGGTTTTTCATTGTTTTGTTCCTACCAAAAACATCCACACCCCTCTCCAAATAAATCTCGGAGAGGGGAGTTTTTGTTTATGATATAATTTATTCAGAAGCGACCGCTTCACCTCCTAGAAAGGGAAAACATGCAACCCATCAATCGCCACGAGCGAACCAGGCATTTCATCACTACCTAGGAGGTGGTCGTAATCTCGCAGCTGTGCGTTAAACAGCCCCGACTTTCCTTGGGATGGGAAACGAGTTCGAGCCTCTCGTAAAAAAGGCTCATTTAATTTGTTGACAAATAGAAATCGACCGTACTATACTATGATTAGCTTAAAGCTTATCAGTTGAGAAATTAACGCAAAGGTAGTCGTTGCCTTCAACCGAGACAGCAGATAGCACTCGATGTAATCGTGTGTCATCAACACAAACACAATACTAAAAACTAGTCCTATAAGGGGATAAAATATCATGGCTATTACAGCTTCAGAAATTTATAGCCCAGTCATCGACCAGCCGTTCGATGAGGAAAGCTACACAAAAGAACTTGAAGGCAACAACAAAGAAATCAAGTTCGAAAAAGGTTCAAAGACTGTTAAGGTTCGTACCGTAATCACTGCTGGTGCAGTTACAACTCACGATGCGGCTCAAACCTTCAGCACACAAATCGCTGGTATTACAAACGTTGATGCAAGCATTAACACCTACACGCTTGACCAGCAAAAAGATATCAAGCAGTTCCTTGACAAGACCGTTGCAGTAACAAACAACAGCATCACAGAGGGTGGTAAAGTCCTCTCAGCTATCGTTACTGAACAACTTGTTCCGCTCATCGACGCATATCGTCTTGGCGTTCTCGCAGCTATCGCAGTTGTTACAGGTCAAGCATTTGTTAAGACATCTGACGGATTCGCTGACTTCCTTAAGCTTCGTGCTTACCTTGTCAACGCTCGTCAATGGCGCAACAAGAAAGCGATTGCATACGTTGGTACGACCACTTCAAGTGCCATCTTCAACAGCTCAAAGTTCCAACCATTTGAGCCTGGCTTCGCTGAAAGCATCCGTAGTGGTGATATCGGTTGGTTCTTCGGAATGAAAGTCAAGGAAGTTCCAGCTGACATTTTGCCAGCAAACACCCTTGCAATCGCCGTGAACCCAGATATCGTTGCAGCCCCACGATTCCTCGATGACTCAAAAGTCGGTGAATCAGCAGCCGCATTCGGTCAGCTCTTGCTCTGTCTGTACATGTACACTTGTGTCGTTTCTACTCCGAAGCGCAAAGGTGTCGCTACAATCATCAACAGCTAATCACTGCTCGATTACGAAAAGCCCTGTTTTACCGCAGGGCTTTTTGATATACTAAACTCATAAAGAAAATAGAAAAACAAAAAGGATAAAAATGGCACTAATGAAATGGGGCGACGACGAAGAGAAGGATGAAAATCTTTTTCAAGCGCCAACAATCAAAACCGTCAACTCCGTCCAGTCTAGCTGGCAACCAACCCAGCAAAATGGTAGTGGTGGCGTTACTGACGGCGGTCAAGTGCCTCAAGGTAATTATTTGCTATCCGAAGAAAAGGCTCAGGTTGACCAGCAAAAACGGATGAAGGAAGCGGCAGAAGCGGCTCGTCAAGCCCAAATTGCTGAACAGTCCGAAATTGCCCGAAGGCAACAAGCTCAAGAAGATGCAGCCACTAAGCAACTCGAATCTGCTCAAACTCCTGCTGGCGGTAAATACACCCCTGTAAAAGAGAAAAAAGACGAAGGTGTCTGGGGCTTCATTAAAGACGTTGGAGCTGGCATTCAACAAGGGCTTGGTGCTGTTGGTGATATTGCCATCCAAGGTGGTGGTCTCCTCGATTACGCTGGTAATCGCCTTCGTGGTCAAGATGATACGACGGCGGCTCTTAATATGCAGAAGAATACTGACGTGCTTCGTAATTGGCTTCATGGTCAAAAAGACTTTAACGGCACTGAAATTACAGGTACTCGAGATGTTGAAGATTCTGCCACTCGAATCAATAATGGTACTGCGACGCTTCAAGATTATGCCGCAATTAGCGGTAAAGGTCTTCAAGCTGGTATCGACTCCACAATGTTCTTGAACCCTGCTCGATTAGCTACGAAGGGCATCCCTGGAGCGGCTTTAGTGGATGATGGGGCAAACTTAGCAACTAGAGTCTTCAAGAGCCCAGCGGTTCAATACGCAGCTCGTGATGCGACATTTTTCGGTGGTCTTCAAGGTACTGCCACTTTTCAATCAGTTTATGGTGAAACTGGCGACTTCGAGCAGGCGATGGAAGCGGCGATTAAAGATGCCGTCATTGGTGCGACTGTTCAGGGTACGCTCGACCTCGGTGGCAACGCCGTTAATGTGGCGGCAAACCGAACGCTCAACAGCCTTCGCCGTCCTGGTGAATTGACTCCTGTAAAAGAACTTATCGACGCTGCGGAAAATGCCGACGGCGCAATTGACTTGCCTTCTCAAAACACCCCAGCTGGCGAGCTGACTCCTGTTATTGAAAATGGAGCGCCGACTGATGGGAACGTAAGCTTTCAACCTATTGAAAACTCCGAACTCGGTCAGCCGACTAATCTGCTCGATGAAGCAGCTGCCGACCCTAACTACACTCCAGTTGCCGATGGTGTTGCTACTCCTGCTATCGACACACCAGCCGAGCCTGTTGTACCATCAACGATACAAGATGCCCCAGTCGTACCAGAAACTCCGATTACCGATACAACCGTTTCTCCTGTGGCTGACGGTGTTCCAGTGCCGAGCAAGGTTATGCCCGAGACAACTGGCAATATGCCAGTGATTAAATCCGACGAAGTACGAGCACTTCAAGAGGCGAAAGCTGGTGCGAGCCAAGCGGATGAAGCGGCAATTAACCAAGAGCTTAATGCGATTGATACTGCCACCCCTCGAAGCAATTTACCTGAAGAGATGAATGGTGATATTACAGGTGTAAAATCTGACGGTTCGTCAATGACTCCTGAACAAGTTGTTCAGCGCACGATGCCTAAGCTCGACGACAATCAAGATGTAAAACAGCAAATCGCTAGTGCCGTTGGTATGGATAAAGACATCGAGAGCCCAGTTCGAGATATTCTTCGTGAAGGTGGCATAAAAGAAAAACAGGCTGACCGAGTTGCCACTGAATTTGAAACACTTGAAAAGCAACTTCGAGACTACAACAGTTTTGCCGAGACGAACCAAAAAGCGTACGTCGAAGGTGGTGCTGAAAACTTGAGCGATGATGTTTCTCGAGACCGTTCTCGCATTGCTCGTGATATGGGTACTACCCAGCGTCGATTGATGAATGAAATCAACCGTATGGAAGCAAGCAAAGATAAAAAAATTGCCCTTATCAATAATTTGGCTGATATCATTGGCACTCGAAACGCCAGTGTTCTTACTAGTGCTGGTTTGCTCGAGCGAAACATCGCACAGGAAATCACTGCGAACTTGAAACTCATGGTAAAAAACCCAGGCAAAATGCTGAAGAGTACATTCGATAATGGCAACATTCTTGGCGACACTGCAAAATCAGAAATTTCACACTGGAAAGACGCTCCTGGCTTCAATCCAGTCAAAATTACCAAGTATGTGGTGGGAAATACTTACCGAACTGCCATGATTCCTACTACGGCGCTTGCTAACACCCGTAGAGGCGCTGTTCGTGAGGAGCTGACTCGTTGGGTGTATAAAGCCCTCGAAGGGCGTGAGATAAGCTCTGCTGAAGCCAAAAAATTGTCTGGTGCAGCTGGTAACGAAATGGAAGCATTAGTGAACACATTTATTGGTGTTGACAACGGTATGACCAATCGAAAACAAGCAACCGACGCATTGCAAGCTTGGAAGGAATACATTCGCACTGGCGACGATGGAGCGAAAGCCGAGTTCATGAAAAAAGTCGAGGCTCACAACAGCCTTGCCGACCAAATGATTAACGGACTCTCAAAAGACGACCAAGCGAAATATCGTGTGCTCAGGTCTATGGGCAACTTGATTTTCCCATTCGTTCGTACTGCGACCAACTTAGCGAAAAACACTGTTCGACAAGATTTGAACCCAATGGCAAAAAGCCTACTCGACGAAATTCGTGCAGACCAGCGTTCAGGTGGTAATAATGCCATCAACCTCATCAAGAGTAAGCTCGTCGATTACGGCATCATGGGTGGTGCGGCAGCACTTGCCACATCTGGTGTGCTCGTTTACAACGACGGCGATGATGTCGATAAGCCACAAGGCTGGTCTCTGAAATTGAACGACAATCAGTACGTTCCTGTTCGTGCCACTGCGCTCGAGCTTCCTATTGCGCTTGCTGGTACGGCTCAGGCAATTGCTCGAGATGTTGCTTCGGGCAAGCCACGAGATTGGACTTACTACGCTGGAATGGTAACGAAAAGCCTTCCATACATCGACCAAATCAACACTACCACTGGTGCTGTTGATTCTTTGCTGGGCGCTGGCTCTGAAGATGGAGACGGCGGCTACGCTATCAAATCTTACGGTGTTAATATGGCAAAATCACTCGTGCCATTCTCAAACAACGGTGTTCAGCCATACGTCGAAGGCAAGCAAAACAAGAGCTTAAATGCGAAAACTTCTTACGACAAGGACATTTTCAAGTGGCTCGAAAACACCGTTCGAAAGAGCTATGACCCTGATTTCTACAATACTTTAAAAGATAGCCGAGACAATGCTGGACGTGTTCGAACCGTCGATAACCAGGGTGTTATCAGCAATAAGCAGTTCAATGATGCTGCCACTGCTGAGTTTAATGATGACATCACTCAGCTCGTGAAATACGGTCGTGAAAACGGTCTCGGCAAAAACACCGAAGATATGTTCAACAGCTACGATACTGGCAAGAATAACAACTTCAAATCCATTCAGGACTCAATTACATTCCTCGACCTCGAAGAGGGTGCTGACGGTAAAAAGACTCCGAAAAATGAAGATAAGCTCAAGAAAAATCCAAAGCTTACTAATTTGAGCCAACAAATCCGCAACGGATTTTACGGTGATACTGGCGATGAATTGCTTACGCTCGATGGCAAAAACCTCTACTCAGACGTTTCTGCTCCAAACGGCGCTGGCTCGAAAAACTCACGAATGCCAATTTCGATGCAGTCGATTAAGAATGCTATTGCTCAGACCGACCTACCAGAGGCAGACCGAAATCGAATCTACGAAATTTCACAGGGCGACACAGCACTCTACAACCGATTGAAAGCCAAGGAAATTACTTACGAGCAATATTCTGCTGAAAAAGCGAAAACTGGTCAGGAATACATCAACATTTTGAGCAACTCCGAAAGCTACAAAAAGATGACCAACTTGTTTGAAGAGCTCGATAGTAACGGCTTTTTCGAAGATGGTGGCATGGGCTCGACTCGCTCTGGTCAAACCTACCTTTGGAACAGCTTGAACGCTCTGCTTGGAAGCAAGGGCGCAACTCCTGCTGCGAACTACCCAGACACCAGCAAATTTACCCCATACGGCGGTGGCGGTGGCAATGGCACTCCAGCAAGTTACAAACCTGGCGACCGTGGCGAAATGGGTGTGAAGTTCACCCCTGTTACAGCACGCCAGCAAGCGGAAACTAAGCGAGCTAAGTTTACACCACTGAGCATAAAGGTTAAACTTGGTAATGAAGTCAAGAAAAACAAGACCCAAAACTACGCTGATAAAACATTCTAATGTGGTAGAATAAAGCTAAAGAAGGAATAAAAAATAAACATGAAAACTGAAGAAAACAGTATCGTAGAAGCCAAAGATGAAGCCCCTGTATTCCCAGCTGGCTTCACTTTGACTGCTGAAGATTTGAAGAAAAAACTCGAAAATTCTCAGGAATTTATGGATAGAGTTACCGTTGGTTTCATGGAGCGCAACGAGCGTATTTTCTATCGAAAACCATCAGTGAGCTCAAATGGTCAGATGGAATATGCCGAGCTCGTTGACAACACACTCGCCTCATACCTCGAGAAAATGCCGAAAAATGTCATCCAAAAGCTGCCAACTTTCACGCTCGATGCTCACACAAAAAGCAAGGCAGAAGACCTTGTTTACGAATTTATCGCAAAGAAAATCATCCTTCGAACTGGCACATCAGCTGGTTATTCGCTACTTCAGAAGCAGTGGATTGAGCTCCGTGATGGCGCTACATTCGGCGTAAAAGTCGTCTATCTTCCATTTGAAAACGACCACGGTGAATATACCGTCGGTGAAATTCCTATTTATTGGGGTGATATTTACCCTGAAGCATGGTCAACCAACTTCAACAGTAACAACTTCAACCAGTTCCGAACGCTCAAAACTGAAGATGACCTCAAGAAAATTATGGAAGGTCTCGGTGATGAAATTGGCGCTAGCTGGGTTAAAGGCGGTATTCAGACCGTTCTTGATTACGGTACTGGCGTGGCATCTGGTAAAACAAATGCCGCTTCAAACAGCAAAGTCTCTATGGACGGCTTGCCCGAACACCTCTACGAGCTCTTTAAGTACGTTGACGACAACTGGATTGTTGACTGGCACTACGCCTCTGAGACCATCCTTCGTGTGATTCCAAACCGCTCTGGTCGTCGCCGTATTCTTGGGCTTTATTCTGACTATGACGGCTCAAGCATCATGGGTCGCTCACTTATCGACATGGCATACGGCGCTCAGATGTCATTGACCTCATTGCTCCGAAACTTCGTTTACACCTCTGACTACAACACCGACCCAGCTAAATTCGTGAAGGGCGTGAACCTCGATGAAGATAGATTCAACCTGACCAAGGGCAACACAATGTTCTTGAACGACGAAGATGGCGACGTTAAATTGCTTCCAATCGACACTACAACACTCCAAAACTTCCCTCAGCTCTACCAGCTTTTGAAGGGTGTTCTGCTTACTTCATTGCCAAGCTCACACGACACAAGCATTTCTGCTGGTGAAGGTGATGGCACGTTCAGCAAGACTCAGGCAGGCGTAAACAGCCAAGATACTAAGGCTGACATCGAAAACAACTACTACCGTAAGAATTACGAGCAGTATTTCGAAATGAACCTCGAGAGCAAGGTCAATATCTATATCGCTGAAGTAAAGGCTATTGCAGAGAAAAATGATGCAATTCCAATGATTGAGCTCGACGATGAGTACGCAAATCTTGTTCGTGAAGCATTGAACGACGAGCAGAAGAAGGGTGTATTTATCAACGCTGAAAACCAAGTTCTGCTTGATTTGAGCAAACAAAAGAGCGTGAACATCTCTGTTGACTTCGAATCAACACGAGACATGGCGAAGGAAGAAGACCTTAAGCGCCTCAACGCATTCCTTACTGGATTCTTTGAAATGGCGAAATCCGACCCACTCATGGCGAAGGCTATGCGAGCAGTTCTACCTCTGTTGATGGAAGAAATGACAAAGAGCTCTAACCTCGAGAACAGTGCGAAAATCGGTCAAGTTCTCCAAAAAGCACTTGCTGACGCTGAAGCACTTGAAAAACAGCAACAAGACCTTGCCGCTAAACAGCAAGAAAAAGACGACCAAAAAATGGATGAAGTGAAAGCTCCAACAGTGAACATTTCATTCAAAGACCTTCCACCATCTGGCAAAATCCAAGCGGCTGGTAAATACGGTATCGTTCTGACTGCCAAAGATGTTGCTCGTCAACCAGACGTAAAAGCAACTCCATCGACGACACCGACTCCGATGCCAACCCCAGCGGTAGCACCGACTATGCCGATGCCAGGAGGAGTGTAATATGGTCGCTAAACCAGAACCAACACCAGCACCACTCGAAGAGGTGGACGCTCCAGCAGAGGAAGTTATTGCCGCACCAATCGGCTTTAATGAAGTTTCTCCTGAGTACCAATCAAGTGAACAGCTCGCTCGAGCTCATAACGCTGACGTTTTCGCTCGAGAGCAAAAGAAAACCCAGAAGGTCGTACTGACTGAAAAGCAGAAGATTTTCAAGGTACTCGACGGCGTAATTAAAGAGCACAGCTCGACCAAAACCGTTCGGGATATAGCAAAAAAGAACAAGCGTGGTGCGATGTATCAACTCGATTTGAGCGCAGATATCGTTACCATCCTTGAAAAAATAAAAAGTGATTTGAGGTAAAATATGGCACTCGTGAAGGATATTGTTGAAAAAGCATACACCAAGGTAAACGGTGAATATGAAGCATTGCTCGAAACGAGTGATGATTTTAAGACATATCTCAACGTTTTGAACCAAATGATGGAAGACCTCGCTCACATGCCGTATGTGAAGTGGAATATCTTCTTTGACCTGAACTACCTTCTGCCAGATGTGGTTGCCAGCAATAAATTATTTTACGACGTTGCCAGTTTGAATGGCATAACGATATCCAACACACCTTTTGACCATATTTTCTTTGTTGATGCGATAACTGGAGCGGTAGTCGGCAAATATAAGATTGTTTCAGTTGCACAATTCCAATCGACCGACAATAAAAGCGTTGCCTGTATCGCAAAGGGTGGTCTTTATTTGAAGGAAGTCGCTTCAAACTTGGTCGGCACGAAAATTCGCATGCCAGTCTACGTTGACCCACCGACTTACACTCTCGGTAATCAAGTCGTTGTCATCGACAGCGTTCCTTGGCTCGTAAAAGCTATGGCAGCATTCATTTGTGATGCCAGCCCAGTACCATTTATCGCTCGAAACGCTGATAAATTCGCAAAGCAAGCCGAAATTTCCATGAAAGAGATGAAAGAGAACAACAAGCGTAATCAGCTTCTTATCATCAAGACGCTTAACGAGAGTGCTCCTCATACTTGGGATGATGTTTTACAAACTTTGACACTAAAGGATTTGTAAAATGGCAAACAAAAACGACAGCGACATTCAAGTTAAGGATATCAATAACTGGAAGCGTGGGCAGATTTCCTACTTTTCCAAGAGTCGTCTTCAAGAAGACGCTCTCAAGGCTGCCTACAACGTTATTTTCGATTATGATGCAATTGTCCGACCTCGAGGCTCGTTCATCGCCAGCGGCATCCCTGACCTCGCCAACGGCTTAAAACCGCTTGCACAGGACTTTGCATTCAAACGAGCCGACGGTACTGAAGGATTGCTCAATATCTTCACTGACGGCGTGAATGCCTACCTCTATGTTTTGAAAGCCGATAAAAGCGGTTGGACTCAATTCGTTACTCCGTTTGATAAGAGCACTCAATTCTCCTGTGCTCAGATTGCTGGAGTCGTGGTATTTGGAAACGGCATCGACAAATTTAGCTACTACGACATTGCCACGAACACCTTGAAACAGCTTACGAAAGTCGTTGACCCGACTGGTACGCCAGTTGCAACCCCTGTTGGATTCACTGGTACGAACGCCCTCGATTATTATTACCGTGTTTTCTACACTGGTGTCGGTGGTACGACAAAAATGACTCCAGCGGTGAAAGTTTCATCTTCAACGATTCGTGATACTTGGGGCAACACTAAATCAGTGATTATCGACACGACCGCCTTCTCGATTGACCCCAACGCTCAAGGTTGGGCTGTTGCCATGGCTGTAGTCTCAGTTGGTGCTGGTGCTCCAACCGATGGGGAATACCTTTTGATTACCGACACATTGCCAATAGCTCAAAAGCAATTTACCGACACTGGCGCAATCACGCTTCTTCAATCTGCTCCTATTGAAAACACCACGGAAGGAATTAAAGCGTGGTACTTCACGAACATCTCTGGTCGCCTCTGGGCAATCGGTGCTGACGGTATTATCTACTGGGGTGGCGACATCGGAAAAGAACTGTATTTCGGTTCGGCAAACGGCTCTGATAGCTATACAATATCTAGTAACGGCATCGAAAAAGCGATGGCGATTGCTCTTGGTCGAGACAACTCTGGTACGACCTGTATCAACTTGCTCACTCGAACAATGGCTGGGCAGGGTGCAATCTGGGATATTTACGCAACGACGAACAGCATTACCGCCAACGGTCAGACTTATTCTGTCGGTACTTACCAGTTCAAAAAGCGTGAAGGTAATGACGGTACTGACGCTCCTTTCTCTGTTATTCACGAAAATAACAATGCTTACTACCTCTCAATGGACGGCTTCAAATCGACTGGTGTGAAGCCGAACATCTCTGGTATTCAATCGACTGACATCATCAGCTCGGCGATTCGAGACCGAGTGCTCAACCTTACTGGCTCAAGCCTTGCGAAGACATACGCCGCATATTACGACGAAACGCTTTATTGGACTGTTGCTTACGGTTCTGAAACGAACAACGAAATTTGGGTCTACGACATCCTTCACGGTGGAGTTTGGTCAATTTGGCGATTTGCTGCCGATTCGATTTTCCGATGGGCATCAACGAAAGATGAAAGCCCGAGCCTATATGCCCGACAAGGGAATAAATTGCTTCGCTACTATAAAAACTCACACAGCCATGCAGATTATAATGGCGTGTTCGATAGCTACATCGAGAGCGGTCTGATTCCATTCTCTGAAGATAATCTCACCTGGGTTCACCTATTGAAAGCGATTTGGCAATTCGACCAAGCCGTTGGAACTATCAATTTGACCGTCAACATCCACTCGAAAAATGGCGACATCTTGAAAACCAATGTGATTCCATTTAACAATGTGGTTTCTGACCAGATTTTCAAGAGTGGTTGGGATGCTATTAAGGCTAGGACGACAGGCAGTGCTCGAGGTGCGTGGAATAATCGAAGCTGGAACGAGAGTCTTGCTGACTTGCTTGGATTCAAAGACCCATCAGATAAAAAGGTAAGTCAGAAAATCCGTAAAAACGCTTCGTACATCAGCTTTACGGTTCGTGCGAACACTCGAGACACCTATTACGAATTGAGCCACCTTAGCCTGTTATTCACTTATATCGGAAATGGTATTGAATTTTTGAGCCAAAAAGGTGTGATTAAAATTTAACGATATGCTACAATAAACTCATAAAAGAACGAAAATAAAAAGGAAAAAATAACATGGCAGATTTTGGCGGAAAAGCTAACACAACCATCGACGGAAGCAACAACCTGACGTATGGTATTGACGCTCAAGGTAAGATGTATATCTACAACCTTGGTAAGAATAAGATGATTTTCTACGGAGACCCTTCTGAAGGTTTCGCTGAAGCGTATGTTCAGCAAAACGAAGGCAACCGTCTTAAATTTGAAGGCGACCAACGCAAAAATGCTGCTCCTGCCACTACTCCAAGCAACACTGGTGGTGGCGGAGGTGGTTTCGCCGCTCCTGCTAAAGTTCTTGACCAGGCTCAAGTTGATAGCTTGAACTCTCTTCTTGGTAGCTACGACCAAATTCGTGGCTCTGCTCGACAAAAAAATACCATCAAGCGTGATACTAGTCTTCGTGAAAAAGAAGAAGAGAAAAAGCGTGAAGAGGGCAAATATCAGGGTAAGAAAATGACAACCCTTCAAGACTTTAGTGGCGCAAAAACCGATACTGACCTCGGTACTACTCGAACACTTGAAAACCTCATTAGCTCACTTTCAACAATGGGTCTCGGTGGAAGCCGTGCCTTGCAACGTCAAATTCTTGACGCTGCGAACATGAGCAACCGAAAAGCTAACGCTACTCAGGCGACTACCAATAAAGAACTCGACACATCGTTCAACGATTACGTCGCTGGAAATGAGAATGATGTCAAGAAAATTCAAGACCAATTTGGTTACGATGAAGGTGAGGCTGAGCGCAAATACAACCAAGACAAGCAAACTACGCTTTACAAATTGGCTGATACCTACGATAACGGCGGTAACACTGCGAAGAAAAACGAGCTTATGCGCCAAGGTAGCGACCTCAACTCCATTATTGCTGGTTCTGCTTTCTTGAACCCAAGCTACACTGGTGAAACTCGAGAAATGGCAACTCCTGAACTTGCTGACTACACCCAAGACATCGCCAAATATGACACTTCCGCTATTGGTATGGATGGTATGACTCCAGTTATTGACGGTGCTGGTGGCGCAGGAAACCTTGCGGTGCGAGCGATTGCAGTCAACGATAAAGACCTTGGAATCAAAAAGAAATCCGAGAATGACCTCGGCTACGGAGTTTAACCACCATGGTTGCTATCGGCGATAAATTTGGTAAAGCGAGCAAGAGCAACCAATATGCTCCTGCTACCACTGTAAAAACGGCTCGTATCGCTGGCGTTACTGTTCTTGAAACCTTCGATTTGAGCAAATACCCGACTGACACGCCGCTGTTTTTCGTTACCTATCAAAAAAGCATCGACCCAGTAACGAGCGTGGTTACGATTATCAATCAGGTGAGCTGGAAAGCCCTTGTAAATGACGTAAGCAACACGCTTACTAACTTGACCGTCGCTCCTGGCTATACCGACCTCGGAAACCTTGTCGGTGATTTTGTTGAAGCGATTCCTACTTCCTACTGGGAAACTAGCCTTATTGACGCTCTCTTGGTCTCTTTGAACCCTGATGGAACACTAATACCAGCTGCCGTTCGACTTGCTGCTGGTGGCGATGCTACAGACCCAGTGATGCGTGATAATGAGAGAGGGCTGAACTTCGTTACCGCTGGTAGCGGTATCATTGCTGGGCTAGGATATGGCTCGACTCTTACTGCGTCAATGACTGGCGGCTTTTGTTATATTAACGGATATCGTCAAATCATCGCACCTGTTGCGACACGAACATACACAGCTTCGAAAGATACTTATGTTGATTTACTTTATAACGCCAGCGGCACTGCTACGGTTGTTTACACAGAGGTCGCCAATAACGCCGCTTCACCAGCTCTCGCTGCTAACTCGATTCGTCTTGGAATTGTCGTTACTGGTGCGAATATCGCCGCAGTCGCTTCAATCAACCAAGGACAAAATGAAAAGCTACTGCCTATAGCTGGTGGTTTCCCATACGTTATAAACGACTCACTCGGCAACAGGATTTGTCGTCGAAACCCTTCTGAAACTCGTCGTGGATTTAAGCTTATTAACGCAAACGGTGCGATTATGTCTAATACTTGGGTTACTTATATATCGTTGCCGATGATAACCTTCGGTAGGTCGCTTGAAATAGATGTTGCCGCACTCATTAACGACGGTAACTCTGGTGCGAGCCGAACAGGTCATATTCGTGCACAGATTGACGGTGTTACAGTAACGGATTCAGATGCCGTATGGCAAACAGTGAGCACAGGGCAAAGGGCAACGGTCGCCTACACCGTAACTGCGACTCCAGCAGCAGGATTCCACACAGTAACACTTCAACTAATTGCCGATACAGGCTCAGCCAGCGCATTGAACCAAGCTTCAATGAAAGTTACGGAATCGTAGGAGTCTTGAGGTGGATTTTGTACAAACACTCATAGCAATCGGAGCTGGGGCTATTGCTCTCGGTGGTGTCATTTATGGCGCTATCGGGGGTCGCAGTAAAGCTGAGTTCGAACTTCTTCGTCGCATGAACGCTGACCTTCGTCAGAGCAACACGGATTATCAAACTAAAATTGACCAATTTACTGAATCACTGGCAACTGCTAATGCCAAAATCGCTTCACTCGAAAACGAGAAACTTTTACCTCTTGAAACCTTGACCGCTCTAGTAGTGAAAAATGATGCCGCTCAATTAAGAGCACTTCGAGACATCGCCAAGGCGCTAAAGATTAAAGACGCATCAGAAAGCGAGGCGTAATGAAAAATGATTCAATGGCGACGCTTGAAAAACGGTTGTCAAAATGGGAAAAAATAGTAAATGGCTTAAAGATAACACTAGGCTTTTATGCCTTTTTAGTGCTTACTTTTTTGGCTATTCAGGGTATCGTCGCACAGCAACAAATGGCGGCAGTTCTTGAAAAAGTTGAAGATACGACTCAGGCAGTCCGAGATTCGCAAATCGCCAATCAAAAAACTGGCACGGACAATCACGAAAAAACTCGTGCTTATATAAAATGTCTCGTATCAGAGGTGCTTACTGTGCCACTTTCAGAGCGCAATAACATTGATTTAGATAGCTGTACTCGCAAGATTGATGAAGAGCAGAAAGCTCAATCAAATACTAGCCAAACGACTCCAAAGTCAATGGTGATTCCACAGCCAAATGTCGCACCAACACCGATACAACCGACTACTCCGAAGCCGAGCGAGCCAGCCGCAGCTGCTCCACCTGACCCTGAGCCAGTAGAAGACCGAAGCGCACTCGGGAAATTACCGTTAGTAGGTGGACTATTAGACGCAATAGGTTTATAGTTTATGTATAACCATAATAAATAAAAAGGGCACTATGAGCGATACAAAACAAGAACCGCAACCAGAAATTAGTAAAGCCGCACTTAAGGCGTATGTTCCCGAGCCCGACGTAGAGGAGGATGGCGATGAGTCGAACTAAAGCCGAGGTCAGGGCTTTTCTCGATAGCCTCGTAGGGCATACTTGCGTTGATAAAAGCGACTCTCGATATAACGGGCAATGTGTTTGTTTGATTAAGAACCTTATGGAGTTTCTTGGCGTACCAGAGCCGTATAAGGGGCGTGGAAACGCCAAGGACGCAGGGAGTGCCTATATTGCCCAAGGCATTGGCGTAAGCGGTCGAGGATGGCTCACAATCGTCGTCAATAAGGATATGGGTCTTATCGACGGCGTTCGCTACGGTCATATTTGGATTGACCTCTTGAATGAAACAAATTACGAATCAAACGGAAATCGTGCGCTTGTTACCACTAAGGGAACACGACCGATTTCACAAGGTCAGCAATTTATAAACTTTGATAAATGGATAGGAGAAAAAGACATGAGCAAAATTACAAAAGAACAAGAAATGGTGTTGTCTCAAGGTATCGTCGGATATAATCCTGGCGCTGGTTACGATTATCGTTTCACAGGCAAAGAAACCGACCAGACAACGATGGATGCTTTCACGGCGTTCTGGGGCGGTCAAGCGCCAATTATTACCAGTGATGTTGAAAAAGCTGTTGCCGACGGTATTACTGGCATAAAAAACGTCATTGGCAAAGACTACAACTCACAATTTGTCGGGCAAAAGATTGTTACGCATTACCCAGCTATGGTTGATTTTTGGATAAGCCAAAAACCAGTTGCACCAGAGCCATCGGAGCAATATGTACCATATCAGTTGCCAGCATTATTCACTAAAAAGGAGAAAAAATAATATGGACGTATCAGTATTAACTCTCATTGTCGGTACAGTAATGCCGATTCTGGTGGCGCTCGTAACTACTCGAGTTACATCAGGGGCGATAAAAGCATGGCTACTCGCAGCTTTCACGCTTGTATCTACTCTATTACAAGCTCTTTTGCTCGCAACGCAGTCGGGCATACCATTTGAGTTTAGCGCAATCTTTGTCAGTGCACTCACGCAGTTCATCATCTCGGTTGCAATCTATTACGGATTGTGGAAACCGACTGGTATTGCTGGCTCAGTTCAAGACGTTGGCGCAAAGCAATAACAGCCTACATAAGCAAAATACCCCTTCCTGCGAGATGGGGTATTTTCTTTTGAAAGTCAATGCTATAATGTAGTTATTAAAGCCAAAAAGGAAAAATAAAAATATGTCATTTATCGAAGGTAGTCTCACCACAAAAACAAACTTTAGTGCCAACGGTCAGCAAATTGTTGCCGATGTTGCCGCTCTTAACACTTGTCGATTTGAGTTCTCGGGAACATACAACTTTGCTGGTGTTTTTGAAGCCTCAATGGATTCGACCAACGGTACTGACGGTACTTGGTTTCCGTTCGATGTCGCAGCTGTAAACACTCCAACAACAGCAACTAGCCATTCAACAGTAAACGGTGTTCAGGCATACGAAGCCAGCTGTCATAGCGTAAAAATGGTACGATTCCGTTTGACTGCCTTCACCTCTGCGGCTGCTCACCGTGTAGCTATCGGTGGAAATAACGCCGCTATCGAACCATCACCACGAGTTCAACTTGCTGGCTCTCCAATCGTTTCAAGCCCAATCGGTTCAATGATTTCAGTAAACACCACGGCTTCGAGCAACCTTTCAAGCCAAAAGGGTTCGGCTGGTAACTTGTTTGAACTCGAAATCTCAAACCCTACAGCGACACCAGTTTATGTCAAATTGTATAACAAGGCGACCGCTCCAGTGGTTGCGAGCGATGTGCCAGTAGTAACTGAGCCTGTGCCTGCAAACTCCACTGTACAGCGTGTTTACGGTCAGAACGGTAAACGATTCACCACTGGTATCGCTATGGCTGCAACTGGTGCAATCGGTGATACCGATGCGACTGTTGCCCCTGCTGGCGTTCACATCCACGGTACATACGTCTAGTATCGAAAAATAAGAATAGAGCCCTCCGAGTTTCAAAGGGCTCTATTTTTTATGCTCCCATACCCATTTTCTTTTGGGCGGCTTTGCTCAGTTTTTTCGCTGAAGCGTCAAATGAGCGCTGCGTTGTCAATTGAAAACCTGTTTTGTTTGAAGGCTTTCCACCGCAAGTCGGGCAAGTATTCGGGTCGGTGTCTTTATCGAATTTGTACCAAATACTGTCGTTCTCGCAATAGCCCATTAACAGATTGGGTGGTAATTTTGCTTGCTCACTAGTAATCAATGTATTGCTTCCATTCTGGGGCAACGATATCTATTTGAATTTTCTTCCGACGGCTCGGTACAGACGTTACGAGTATTTTACTCACTGCCCCTATTATAACACTATTGCTTTGGTGGAACATCTACCCACTTTTCTCCATTACATGCGTAACAGATATGGCTATGGGTCGTGTTTCCTTCCACCCTTCTAAAAGTACCTGTACCGTTGCACACGGGGCATCGCATCACCTCAACAGGGATAACAATGCCGTCCTCGGTTTCACTACTTTCGCTTGTCATCGTAACACGCCTTGAAATGCTCATCATCAACTTTTGAACATTGATTAAACGCCGAAACGTCTGTCAAAATTCTTGCGGTTAAAACAGCAGATACCGATGCGTAAATTACGAAAATCACTACAAAAAATGTCAATAGAAACTCAATGTTTTTGAGTGATTTTTGTCCTTCGTTCATGATTAACTCCTTTTTGCCAGCCATCGTGCGATAGTGGCGTGTATCTTAAAAATTACTTCCATTGTTTTACTTTCTACTGACCCATTGGGTTAGTCGTTGCGCCGCTTCTTCTGGGGTATGTCCATCCCATAAATCGGCTTTTTCTTTTTCTGGGATGTCAAAATTATCCCAATCTTTAATTTCGTAGTGATTACTGATTTGCCCCACCTCTGGTAGATACGCTATAACAATGAACCAGCCACCGCCGAAGCAGAGCTCGCCGTCATTATGGCGCAGTGATTTGTGGATATTCCAGCCAGCAGTCAAGCCACTTGTTTCGGTGAAATTCGCCATGTTGAAAAATGCTGCATTATAGAGCATTCGATACTGATACAGCTCTTTGAAAGTGTGGTAGCCATCAGAAGTGTTCTCGTCGATTTCGTTATTTATTAGCGAAACTGCTTTTTCGATTACTCGGTCGATGGCTCGAGCCTGCTTATCTGTTAATTTGCCCAGTTCATCAATTGAAAACTTGCCATCGAAATAAGCAGTCATCAATGATGCTCGGATTGGGTTGTCTTCGTTTAAATCACTCATCGTCGCCTCTTTTCTTCTTAATTTGTTTAACGTGCCATTCGGCGTGTCGAATGTCCAATAAGAAACTTACATTAAAAAGGATGAATCCTAGCATCATTATTAGAAGCCCTGCAAGCTCTTTGTTGGTAAAGATGAATATGAACCCACCTATAATCAACAAAGCCCAGTAAGCGACCTGTGAATGCTTTTGCCACATAGCGTGGTCAACACATTTTTGGTCGTCTTCGCTGAGCTTCATTACTTTATCTCCGTGTAACCATAGATTTCAGCTTGTGTTTTGCCGTCAATCGTCCAGCCTGATTCATCGTATTGAAAAGCCCATTTATCGCCAAAATGTGCGACCATTTTTGCTCGAGCTTCTTCGTAAGTACCCCAAAAAGTCATGTACTTATTACGAAGCTTCGTCTGACTCTGCATGAATGTGAAATAGTATTTTTTCATTCCAACGGCTCTCTGTAGGTGTCGAGATTCAACTCATCGCCTTCAACTTCAATTTCGCAGTCAGTGATATTCACTGCTTTATGCTTCGCTGGGTCGCCTGCCTGATATGCCCAGTACATTGTGGTGTCAGCTTTTTCAAAAGCTTCTTCTTGGGTATCAGCTTCAACGGCAACAGTGCCACGAAGCTTGATTTCTATTGAAACATCGAATGTTTTCATTGTTTTTTCCCTTTCGCCGTCTTACGGTCAATATAGTCTTTGAACGATTCAGCACCTTCGCCAAACATAATATGGTCGTCGTGCCAAATCTTCTCAATGTCAAGCCATATTCGATTTCTATAGCTGACTTCGCTTTCACCATCGAGCAGTCGCACAAGCATTTCTAGGCACTGCTCTCTTGTCTCAGCGCCCATTCCGAATATGATATTCTCTGCGCCCCTGACCTGTTCTTGCCAGTCGATAATCGTGTACAAAACGGTGTGGTGAATGTTAAGCGGCTTCGTTAATATAGTGAATCGCTTGCTATCGCAAATTACTTTGTAGGCTTGTTTTTCACGCTCGAATTTTATCTTTGCACCAGGGTATAAGTCGCCTGGTTTTTCAAATACTCTAGATGGCTTTCCAGTGAGTCTCATTGTTTTGCTTCCTTTCGTAAATCTGCGATTATTTTTAGCATTTCATCTTCGGTAAAATCTTTTTGAAAGCCCCAGAGGTCAAAAAGCTTGTGCGCTCCACAGCGACACATCTTCAGACCCCAAGCGCCATCCCACTTGCCGACTTTTCGGTAAACGTGAATGTGAATCATCCTTCGAGACCCCTTTCGATACCGAGACGACCCAGCATACGCAACGCATATTCACGAGCTCGCTCTGCGATTTCCAACTGGTCTTCCCAGTGCTGACGTTGCTCTGGGGTCAGCTCTTTTGGTGTTGGTAAGTGAATAACCTCAGCCATTTTTCTGAGCCAATTCTTCTTCAATATCAAGCTGATTTTCAAGAGGCTTTGTGTCGAACTTTGATTTTTTGCCACGACCACTTTTACCGTTTATTTGATTGCCAATTTCAGACTCAAGGCTTTTCAAAAAAGGCATCATCGCACTGCGACCTTCATCGTTCGCAACTCCAGCCAATTGAGAAAGCTCAAAATCACTGTGCATTCGCTTAAGCGAAATTCGTATGACTTTGATTTCCAATTCATCGAGCTTTAGCGTTCTCATTTTGTTTTCTCCGTGATGGATTCAACTTCTTTGCCGAAAGTGTACCAACCGCCCTTTGAATCTTCAAAAACAGGGTATCGGTTGATACCGAGCATGATGTCTTCGGCAATAATCACTGGCTTATTGAAAAACGTTACGACATCCATCGTGCCAGCCTCGGGGGTTGTATTGAATCCGAGAAGCTTTTTTGGTGTGCCTTCCCAGAACTTTTGATTATTAACGAATCCTGATTCGCCAATGACAAATGAAGATGGACGTACTCCGTCTTCGTTGGGTTTCATTTTGAGTGTAAATTTTCGCATTATTTTTTCTCCTCTGGGAACATTACTGAGCCACCTCGTTCAATACGCTCTTCGCTACTGAAAAGTTGGCTGATTATATCAATGACGGCGTTATCGACTGCTATTTGCTCTTTTGCTCGACGCTCTTCGACTTCAGCCATAGTGCCAGCCTCGTCGCCTTCACGGTATTTCATACCGAGACTGCGCTCAAGCTCTCGAACGTGGTCGTAGCGTCGATTTTGTGCTGTCTGAAGAAACGCAGCAATACGCTGACGTTCATTTTTGACACCGAGTCGATAGATAAATTTGATTGTTTTGAGCATTGTTTTGTTCTCCTTTAGTTATTCGAGTAGGGTGCTGGTGGAGTGGGTGTAAGCACTAAATCGGAGGATTCCTTTCTTTTTAAGTTTGGATTCCTATTATTTAATCCACTCCGCCAACGCCGTACTCGATTTGTATTTGGTGGGGTTTGCGGCTCTACTATTTGTTACCCCAAATTTGCTTGGTTTTACGTCAGATTATGATTGAAATTTCTTAACCATAAACAACTACACTGCCGCTTTTTCTGATTATAACGCTTTCTTCACCAATTGCTCCTTTTTACCACATCCACTGCAAAAAAACCAGCCGTTGTTGAATAGCACAGCACTGCTTTTTCGGTCTTCGTGGAACGGGCAACGGAAATACCAGCCCCTTGGCGTGTGGCGAGCTCTCTCGTCATAGTGTTTCGCCATCGCTTCCACATCAGCCTGGTCTGGTATGAAATCGCTATCAATTCGTGGCGGATGCCATTCCTTGCGGTGTTTAGCGAGCCTGTAAGCCTCTCCAGACTTCAACTTGGCAATTGGTACGTTTCGAGCGATTAAGTACATAGAGCCGTCGTCAAACACGCTCTGAGGAGCTGTTATATTACTGCCGTCGCCTTTCAACTCGAAATTCTTGCAATGTCGGTCGTCATTGATGTTCTGCACTGGGATGCCTTTATTCACCCAGAAGAAAATATGATAACCGCCACTTGGCGTTTGAACGGTGAGCGATTGGGGCAAATTCAAAGCTTTATAGGTTTCAATTACTTGCTCCCAATTGTCTTTGTTGTCGAGGTCAACGGCAATCAGTTTCCATTGACCACTCTGGTCGAGCTGACGTTTTCCAGTAAGCAGGGCATTAGCACGAGCCTTACTTTGCCCCAGAGGTCGGCAATTTGAATCATCACTCCACTTGTCTCGAGTGTAGCGGTCTTTTTTCGTGCCAGCCCAAGCAAACGATTTCAGGCTATTTAATTCTTCCATCGTCCTCCAACCATATCCTTGAACTTGTTTTCACCTGGAGGGGTGCTTTTAAATTCAAAAAACTTACTATCTTTTTTCCACTTGCGAGTGAGCTGTCGCCAATTCCACCATTTGATAGGATTGCGCCACCACTTGTAATTCGGGTACGTCGCAAATTCATCTATAGCGATGATTGTGAAGCCACCCTTTTTATCTGGTACACCGTGAACAACAACTGATTTGTCGCCATCTTCAGCACCAATATCAACACCGATAAAAGGGTGTCGATATCGTCGAGGTGGAAAAATAATTGGCGGCACATCGACTTCTTTGATACGGTCGAACACTTCTTTTTGAAAAGGTCGTGGTTCAAATTCTTTCATGATGCCCTCCTTGGTTGATAAAGCTCTGCGATGTCGATATTGATATCTAATGCCAACACCTCTCGGCAAGTTTCTTTCGTGCTTTCACCAGTATGGTATTGATAGCCTAATTGTTTAGAGAGGTATTTGTACACCTCTTTTCGCTGATACTGACCCGAGCGCCACAATGGGTCTATCTTTGCATGGACTGCCATACGCAATTTGCGAAGTTCCGCATCAGCCATTGTGCCTAGCGGCTGGCGAGTATTGTTATGGCAACCAACGTAAGTATCGTGCTCTTTACAGTAGTAAGCCATATATGATTTACCGTAATTTCGACCGTACTTTTCCTTGTTTTCGACCCAAGGAGCAGGCTTGCCGTCCACTGGGCATAAAACGATATATTCCTTGGGTTTCTTTGACATAATTACCTCCCTAAATAATCCCACAAAAAAGCGTTGCAAAATGCGTGAACCGCACCTTCCGTCATACCTGTCTCGTGGTCGTGTTGCAAATGAACTGGATGAACCTGAAAATGCTCAGGAAATCGACTCCAGTTAATCGGCAAATCTGTTAATTTTTCTGGTGGCAGTGCATCAAGTGGATTATGGCAAAACCAACAATCTCCATTTTGAAGCGTCTCGTACATTCCACGAGCTTGCTTGCGCTCTGCTGGTGTTGCTCGCTCGTAGTTAATCGGTAATCGCATAACACTCATAATTACCTACCAAGTCCTGTGGTCTTCCGCTATATGTTCCATGCCATCATATTCTTCAACATGCCACGAAACATCGTCTGGTATTTCAACTATCTCGAGCGTACAGTGCGCTCCACTGGCTTTTTCAATTCCGAGTTCTTCAATACATTCAATAAGAATTGGGTCGTTTCGCTCAATATCACTCGGGTAAAAATAGTTTTCGTCGGCAAACAGTTTTTTACCATCATCAGTTTTTCCTAAATCCGTGATGCTTGCATAAGTGATGTGAATTTGCTTGTCGTTCGGGTCTACTCGAGTGAAAACATCTTTTCCGTCTCGATGTCGATATTCGGTTTGATGGTAGAAGAACAGTTGATTGCCCTTTTTCTTTTGATACAATTCAGCTAATTCTTCAGAAGGGTTAAAACCTCCGTATTGCTTGTTTACTGCTACTTTCATATTATACTCCCATCAAATCCATCCAGCTTTGCTGAGGGATTCCATTAAGTTTGTCGTCGAAGTCTCGTTTCTCACCGAGAGCCTGATAAATCGAACTGTCGATTGTACCAGTTGCCTTAAGATGATAGAACGTACATCGTTCTTTTTGACCGTTGCGATATGTGCGCCCAACAGCCTGAGTGTAATCAATAAAACTGTAGCAAGGTGAAAGGAAAATCGTCGTGTTGAATTTTTGAAGGTTCAACCCAGTACCGCCTGATTGATATTGTACAATCATCACGTTTTGGTCGTCGAATTTGTCTTTTTTCTTGCCGTAATACACACCATGTTTGATATGAGCACCCTTTAGCTTTGCGCTCAATTGGTCGAGTGCTGAAACAGTATTTACGAATACGAGACAATTCTCGAGCCCTTCAATCTTTTCAAGTACCCAGTTCAATTTCTCTGGTGCTTGCTCAGCGTAGGCTCGCAGCGCCCACGTTAGCTTTGGTGCTGAATCGAGCGGTTCGCCATCGTCGGTCATGCGCTCCTTAATCATACGGAGGTATTCGCCACGCTTCACTGTTATTTGAACGTCGAGGACTTGCTTCTTTGGCAATTCAACGAAATCTTCAGAATAACCACGCTCAGCGATGTCATCCCACCATTTGATAAGTCGTGCCGTGTCTTTGTAGCCAACAATGTCTTTGCCCTTGTGAGCATACGATTGCTGTTCAACGACGAACCGATTGTAAAATTCGGTCTTATGGCGTACTAATCCAGTGATTTTCGCATAGTTTACGGCATCAGCCCATTTGCTCATCGGTGTACCGCTCAAAAGCGAGTAACCGATTGAAGCGAGGCATAATTTCCACGCACCCTGACCCTGTTTGCTTTGAGCATTCTTGATTCGGTGCGCTTCGTCGATAATGACGTAGTAATCGCTATACTTTGAATAGTCTTTGGTCTTCTGCAAAAAGTGGTAGCCTTCAACTTGAAATTCATCAAACTGAATGCCACATTTTTGAAGGTCTTTTTCCCAGACTTTTTCATCACGAACTGTTGCTGGACAAATCACGATGACTTTTTTTGCGCCCTTTCGAGCCGCTCGAAAAATTGCCATCAGTGTTTTACCTGAGCCGACCCCAGCAAACATATATGGCTTTTCGCCTAGTTTAGCGAGATATTGCTCTTGACTTGGATATAACTTTATCACGCCATTCCTCCACGTTTTCTGGGTAAACAAAAAAGGCATCATGCCCTCGGTCGTTCAGCCATTTATTCCAGTATAATTGAAGCGCTTGCTTCTTTGCGTTTTTCTCTTTTTTCCACTCAACATGGCATTTGTAGCCAGTTGGCGAAAGACATTCAGTATCGGGAAAGCCTTTCGGCACTCCTCCGCCTGGTTCGAGAACGATGAATTTCCAACCCATCGCCTCGAAATCTTCACGAACTTTCTTTTTGAATTGACTTTCTATCATGGTGTTATCTGCCCCTTTAAGGATGGCTACATTACGGACTCGGGTTGCAAGGCTACATAGAAAGTAGTGATGAATCGGACTTAACAACGACACAGAGCACTTTTCAAGTAATTTCCCAAATCTAATCTATGAGCCACCCATAATGGGGCATATAGCCCCACTAGATTAGAATGGAATCTTTGACTTAGTTTCGTCGTCTACTGGTGTTGCGCCTTCACGCTTCAGTGAATCAACAGCTGATTCTTTTGGAGCGGAAACTTCGTAACCAGCGATGTTTTTCTCGATGTATGGCAAACCATTTTTCGGGTTTGTCTGGTCGCTGAAACTAATGTGGAGGTACGCTTTTTTACCGATAAGGTGGTCGATTGCCCACTGACCAAATTCTGCGTCAGGTAGCGCCGCTAATTCTTCGGCTAACTTCTTTTGCTCGGCTTCGTCCTTGGCGTTGTGAGTCAAGATTGATTGAACTCGCTGTGCTGTGTACGGAAGAGCTTTTTCGGTGAGATAGTTGTTATAACCAGTGTCGCCTTCTTTTTCTTCGTACTCGAAACCTAGTTGGAGAAAATCGCTACCGTTTTTTGATGTTTCGATGATTCCACCAGTAATAACAACTTCGAGGTTGTGGTCTTCTTTAGTGAAATAGTTTTGACTGCGTTCTGCTACTTGTACCATAATGGCTACTCCTTTATTTAGTTTCGTGCATCCATGCCAGGGGTCGGCTTCTTCTGGCTTATTGCTCCTGTTCAGTTTGCGCCATGATTGAATCACACTGGTCATAGGAAAATTTATCAACTGGCAGGGTAATTGGTACGAGACCCGCACTGTAAGTGCTGTTTTAATCTACTCACCTCAGCCGACCACCCACACGGATGCACGATTACTAATTATTAAATTACTTGCTCTTTAGTTTTGTTGATTTCTTCGGCAAGCTCCATCCAGCCAGCTCGAGCCATGTGGCTAGTGCTTTAGGGATAATCGCATCACTTGGGAAATCTCTCTTCATTTCCAGCCGAGACTGGTATTTTGCGCCATCGTACTGAGTCCAGAAACGAGCATCGGCGTACTTCGTCAATTGGCGAAGGTTCTTCAGCTCAGAATCAATACGGTAAGCCTGTGTAGGCTCGTCAAACACACGTTTGGTGTAAGTGAGCACAATTACTGTCTTGGTCTTCGAAAGCTCGTGGAGCATATCGAAAATCTTGTTCAGCATGTCGTTTAGGTAGCGGTTTGCGCCATAAAATGGTACTTCCGCAGCTGATTCATAATGTGCATTGTTTGCTGTGTTGTAGCGTTGCAATGCGAGCGGTGTCAAAATGTCTGCAAATCCTTCAATCGTGTCGATGATAATGCTCTCATAAGCCTTGTCGTTCGTTGCGATTGTGATTGATTCAGCGATATCTTCCGCCGTTGATACGTTGATTGAGTCAAGCCCAATCTTCGTTGCGTTGCCGTCGGTACTAATAAATAGCGCCTTTGGTGCTTTCGCAGCTAGTGTTGTTTTGCCAGCTCCAGGGTCGCCCATGACAATCATGAGGCGTGGAATGCCTGGTTGGTTTTTGGTAATTTCTACCATAGTTTTGTACTCCCTTTCTTGTAGCTTGCTTTGCTGTGTAGCAATAATACCACGTTAAAATAAATCATTCAATAGTTGATTTTCTTCGTCGTTACCACTGAGGCGAGCGACTTCTATCATATTAGTTGTCATTGCTTTTCTCCATTTCTTCTTTTACTTTTCCAACAGGTTCAGTTGGCAAATCGCCTTCCGTCCAATGAGCTAAAAAAGTATAGATACGATAGGCTGGATAAATTATTTCAGCCATTCGCTTACCTTTGTAGGTTAGCTCGACTCGATAATCTTTCTTCTCTGGTGCGTCATCGTACACATTAACGGTGTGTTCACCATGACTCTCTGTGATGTATGGCTCTTTCATATCGTCCTCCGATTAGAATGGCAATTCGGACTTGTTGAGTTCAGGTGCTTGCTCGGTAAATTTGAACACGCCCTTCTTCTCAATTGGTTGAATCGCTTTTACTGATTCACCCTCTGCCTGAATTTCTTTAATTTTTTCTTGGTTACGGTTAATGCGTAAAACGTAGAAGCTGTTCGTGTTGCCATTTCCAGCGACGTAATCGACAAACTCCCAACCGAATGCCCACATTTGCCCTTGCATTTGAGCGTAATGCTCGTCTTTAGGGAATCCAGTGAGTATCAGCTCAGAAAACTCTTTGTCGTACAGCCATTTGGCTTCGACACCGCCGTTTTGCCCGACAATTGCATTGTCTGGTGAAGCAACGAACCAGTCATTGAATGCACATCCAACAGATTCAATTTGAACCTTTTGATTTTTCGCATATTCTTCAAGAATGAATGATTCTTGAGATTGACCAGCGAGCATTGCGCCGTTTACATAACCTTCGAACGGTACGTTAAAAGCTTTTGCGTAAGCGATTTTCTGCTCTACTTCTTTGCGTCCAGCCAAATACTGACCCTTCACGCCTTTCGCCATGTATTTGCCGATTTCGCTTGCTCCGATGCGTGGCGCACGAATTGCGAGCCACTCAGGGCTTCGCTGTGGTGCATCTGAGTATGTGAAACCTTTGGCGACTGTGATTGATTTAGGCATCTAATTTCTCCTTCATTTTCGTCAATTTGTAGACGATTTTCGCTTGCTTGATGAGCATTTTATGACGTTTGATGTCCTGCTTTTCTTGCTTGCGCTTTAATTTAATTTTGGCAATTTCAGCTTTGTGAAGTGCCTTCGCTTTATGGTATTGTTCTTTGTTCATATCTGTAAATACTTTCTGTTTTGATTGTTTTGGTGTTTTTGGTTGTCGGATAACTGTCTCGATGTCATCAATGATTAAATCGAGCTCAGCGTCTTTTTGCTTATCTTTTGCGCTCATGACCATACCTCCACGAGGTAGGTCGTATTACCGATTTGTGTGATATATTTTGCGGTGAAGTATGTCATCCATACGATTTCGCCAACAGTTTTATTGCTCACATCTTGGTAATAGGTAACTGGAATTTTCATTGTTTTATGCCCCCTATTTTGTTATGAATCTTTGTTGCTTGCCTCTTCGTCTTGAATGAAATCATCATGGTCTCGGCGACAATCGTCGCAAGTTTTGATGTGTTCAAGGTCAAAACGACTATGCTCAGGCTTGGTTTCTTCGACTAGTTTTTCCTCAAGATGCTTGATTAACTGGTCGATTGCGTTTTCACCATAATCTCGGTATAGCCGTGCCATTTCTAGCGAATGCTTGAGACCGAGAACGTGCATTTCTTTGCCGTGATTATGAGTAATCTCGAAAATGTTATCGTTCATACTTTTCCTTTCTATAGCCTTGCTTTGCTATGGTTCAATACTATCACGATTGAGCTAAAAAGTCAACACTTTAATTGTTTACTTTTCGTCTAGTAGCTCGTCAAAGTCCATGTGGTCGTCGTCATACCAGCTCACCCACTCGCTATCTTCGAACATTTCAAGGTCAATCACATCGCTGTAATCGGGCTTGATGTTGTTTTCAAATTCAAAAGTGCTGAACTCGATGAGGGTATTTGCCACCAATTTTGCTTCTTCCAAGCTTTTCACCTCTTTAGTGAACGCTTTGCCTGGAACTTGTGGGTTGTACCAAATTCTTAATTTACTCATTTTTTGCTCCCTTCTCGATAAGCTCAATGCTATCTTTTACGAAGTTATAAACCTTTTCGCCACCGATTAAAAACTCGCCTTCGCTATCGAAGATGTACGGCTTAAATTCTGCGACTGTGGCATTTACCATTTGAAATTCGCCACGTTTTTTGTTCTCGAGTGCTTTCTCGAAAATCCGTTGCATTAGTGTGTATTGCATGATTTACTCCCAGTACATCAGTACTACAAAATCTTGCGTAAGATTCTGTACTAAAATTCGTTTATATTCTGAAGCACTAGCGATAACTCGCCAATAATCACCATTGTTTCCATCGGTGAAACGTGCTTTTGCTTTAGCTTTTTCGTGTACAAATCGCTTTGGGTCTTCGGTCTTGCCAAAGCTTACATGACCAGCGTATAAAAACGGTGATTCATCGGTGCTTATGACCTCCCTTAGCGGTATGCTTACGATATCGTCTGCACTAAATTCACTCTCTCTATCGTAAATCGGTAGTTTTTGATAACCACCATAAGTTTTCGTAGTGTCCATGTTAATCGTCCCTTTCTTCGATGCCGAAATCAAAGTCAATTGATATTGCTAGTGCAATAACGGCGGTTCGTTCTTTATTGAAAATGAGCATGTTCCACTCCATATTGTCCATTGAATCAGGCTGGCTCGCCCACATCCATTTGTCGGCTTCAGAGTGAACAATTTTGCCAGTGTCTACCATTTTGAATGGTATTTTCATCCCCTCTTCTTTGAGGTCGGCACGTCGTCTTACTTGAATCATAATTCCCCCTTAAAATGGGATGTTCTCTCGAACATGCTTAAGTTGCTGTAATTTTTCGATTGCTTTATCAATCCACTCTGTTTTCAGGGCTGAATCGTCCAAGTTGCCTATAATTTCATAAGCAACTTGAAGCTTCACCTCTTTATCATAGTCGGTCATTTTATGCCTCGTATGCGTAGTAGATTAAATTTTTCTGGTCGATGGTCAATTTGTCGTAAATCCGCATGAACTCATCACATTTTGACACCTGAAAAGCGGTATCACTGCCGATTAAGTTGTTGCGAATTTCCCACTCCATTTTTTCCTTGTTTGCACCGCTGTACCATTTTATTTCAAATAGGTCGCCTGCAAAGTCTCGCACAAGTGGGTCGATTGTTTCAAAAAGTGCCACATGGTCAGGAGTCCAATTTTCTTTTAATTGCTGGGTGTCGATATCACTAATTTTTAAATTTCGTGATGGTGTCCCCATTGGTTCACAGTCGAATTTGCTCCCGAAGTAACAAAGGTCTTCAGCTGAAATGCGTTTTAACACTTCTTCTTTCGTCGCTTCAAAGCCGAAAAGCTTGCTCACGTCGCCATAGAAGTGATGTTGTTGTTCCATTGATTCAAAAACAGGGCGATTAAATCGGTCAATGCCCTTAAATTTTACTTGTTCGTATTTCATTAAATTGCACCATCCACAAAATCAATTGCGCCTTTCATTATGCCCCCTGCCATTTCTTGAATTGCTGGCTCGAGTGCGTTCCATTTGCTTAATAATTCGGTTGTGTCGTACTTTTCACGGTTCGCCACGTCGTACATAATGCCACCGAATGAATCGGCGAGAATTTGCTTATATACTGGTAATTCTTGAATGTCGTTTAATTTCTTTTGCTCTTCGAAAAAATTCATTGTTTTCTCCCTTTAAATACATAAAAATAATACTGTAATGAACCAGAGAACAGGCAACGCCACAACCGCAATTGCGATTGATTTGAGCCATTCTCGGCGGTTTTCTCGTTTTTGTCGTGCAACCACTGAAGCCCTCATATTATTGAAACTTCACTGTTTTAATGTTGCCGTCTTTGTCGAATTTCACTGATTTGATTTGCATTTTATTTTCCTTTTTTGTTTATGTAGCCTTGCTTTTGCTACTCGTCGCCATCAAGTCCTGCTTAATAGGGACGAGTAACACACAACCAACCGCATTTCGTGGCAACAGCTCAAACTGCGCTCGATTGGTTGTGAATCATTTTCGATGGTACACTCACGCCACCGCATGAGGAGTCTAGGCGCTTAAAATATGCCCTAGCTTGGTCTTGCGGTGGAATGAATGCACCATCGTCGAATTGTTAATGTTCAGAGTTGCCCTTGCCGTTGGAGTCGTGAGGCTTTCCAGTTGGTAGCCTGTCTTACTATCCGCATCGCTTTGCTCTTGGTGGTTGTATAACTTCTGCGGTTATGATGATTGAGTTCTTTATTTGTGAAGTGATAATGGTTAAATGTATTATCTTTTCGACTTGCCAAATTGTTGAACTTTTTCTGTGTAACCTTGCTTGGTTATGTACTAATAATAGCAAACTATTTATAAAAAGTCAACACTTTTTGTGTTTATTTTTTAAGAAAATAGGCATTTGACAAGGCGGTGGAGAAATTAACAGGGGTGGAGTGTAGATAAACTAAAAAAATGTTTATGGGGTGAAAAATCACGCCCAACGTAAAAAATGTTTATCGACATGAAAAAATAAACAATTTTCTTTGGTGGCGTGATTATTTTAACAGATGGAGGGTAAATTTTTATTTTTATATTTTTCTTTTTTTTACTTTTTTAAGAGTAAGTGAAAATAAAGTAGAGGGTGTGAGGTTTTATTATATAATATGTTTTTGCATTATGGTATAATATGCTTTTTATATCGGCACTTATACACACCCCTTATGCACATGTGGATAAGTACACACATGCACCCACTATGCACACGCTCAAGCCCCTCATACACACGCACACATAAACAAATATGCCCAGTAGATAGGGCAGTAAATAATAAAATAGATATATATAAGAAAATATATTAAGGAAAAAGTCAAGTCAAGGGGGGTGGGGGTATCAGCCATAACAGAGATATATTATATATATACACCGATATTCTCTGACGGAAAATAGTTCAAAACAACCCAAAAAAAGTGTTTACACACCCCCTGACCGCATGCTACAATGATGCTTATGAACGAGAAACAAAAGGAAATACGAAAACAATTGGAGAAGGATTTAGTTACTCTCGCCCAGCAATACTGGATAGAGCGGATTAAAATCAGCACCCCGAACTTCGACCTCGATTATCGCCTCACTGACGATGGCGGCATTAAATTGGTGTCGGAAAAAGCGGTGATTCGAACCCTCGGAAAAGTTACCAAGGTGGCTATTGGGGTCGGTCAAAAATATGCGACATTTGAAGAGGCAGAAAAAGCTATCAAAAAATACTGGAGCGAGTATTATAAGAAAGTACGCTCGAAACGAACCGACGAAATGCGAGCAGCTGAAGCCAAACGGCAAAAGCGGTATCGTGATAAGCGCAAAGCCGAGGAGGAACGGCTGGACAAAATCAGTCGGAATCAATAGAGCCGCTGGAACTCACCTAAATCATCAATCATCAAAACAAAGGGTAAAAAACAATGGGTACAAATCAGAATAGGGGTAACATTCTCGTCGTCATGACGAACAAGGATGTGTATTTCGTCTCACCGAAAGCGGCTGAAGAGCTCGAAACGGCGATGAATGCAGAGCAGATTATTTTTGAAACAGTGGATGTTCGAAGTAAGCTGGAATTGAAAATTCAAGTGCGAAATGTCTCGGCAATCGTGAAGCAGGAGGGCAACAGCCATGCCTAGCCCAGACGAAATCGCAAAGAAAAATGAAGAAGAAATCAAGGCGATTAAGCAAACTCCGAGTGATGAGTTGCCAGTTATGCCTGAAACGGTGCGAAATGCCGACACGTTGCAATGGTTCTATCGTGCGGTCGCTGACAATTTCACTTGCCTAAACGGACGACAGTCCCCACTCTACCTTCGCCGCAGCGAACATGGGCTAGCTATCCGAATTGGCAACCAATGGAAAACATATCGCCGCAACGAGCAAACTGAATTTTGGCGTGATTCGATGCAAGCCTTCGATGAATTGAGCCAATCGAACTGGAGCACCAAACGACAACAGGCATTATGGGATTATTTCCAAGTTTATGCACCTGAGATTGATTTTGATAACCGCCGATTCTTCGAAATGGGCAACTGTGTGCTCGATGCCTTCGACGGCACACTCGATTACGGCGATGAGCGATTTCTTGAAAAACCGACGACTCGCTCGAGCAAATTGAATTATGAGCCCGACCATAAACCGAGTGTGGCATGGCGACAATGGTACGACACGATGGACGAGTTTCAGCAAAAAGTGCGAGATTGGAGCGTCGGAAGCGCCATCATCGGGCAACACGGCTTGCTTTTCACTTTCGGTCAGAGCCGAACAGGAAAATCAACGCTCGCCGAAGGACTTGCCGAAGTTTTGGGTGCTGGAGCTGGCGTATTTTCTTTGAGTCGAAACTGGGGGCGATTTTACACCTCTCACATGGATAACACCACTTATTTGTACGATGCAGATGCGAAGGGTGCGAAAAATCAGAACAACGAAAACTACGGAACGCTCCACCTTATGGCGAGTGGCGACCCGATTCAGGTTGAGCTCAAGGGTGCGGATGTGTACCAGACGACGAATTACGGATTTATTGAAGTAATTTCCAACGCCCCGAGCACCATGCAATTTGAGCAATCATTGGTTGACCGTGTTCGCTTCTGCCTATACACCTACATCGACCCTCGGGCTGATGGCGGCACGATGAAGCGCTTGATTCTCGCCGACAAACAGGCGTGGCTGAATTACGCCATCAGCTGTGCGATGAAACTCGCAAAAGGCGAAACCGAACGACCACCGATTGATGATTACCAGATGTACGGCTGGGTGCTCTGGTTGCAAGAAGCTAACACTTATGGCAGAATGTGCATAGAGGAAGGCAGGGCGCTGACCTATACCGATTATAGTTACAAATATAAAGGGTCTTCACGTTACCAGCTCACAAAAGAAACAGTCGATGAAATGCGGTCGGGATTTGCTGAATTATCACGGCAATACGGCAAAGATTTTCTCCATGTTGACTGGGCTGATTACGGCAAAAAACTAAAAGAAAGATATTACCATGGCGAAGCTCAAAAACTCCTTTAATGATTTCCTACCCCAGAAGTATTTGGATTTTCGCCGCTCCGTAGAAAACATGAACTCGAATCAGGCAGTCGTCGCCGAACTGCTCCGCATTTGCTGCGAAGAAAATAACATCAAGGCGATTCAACTTGCTTTTGAACGCATACTCGGTAAGCCTGAAAAAGTCATTGTCATCAAAAAAACGACTGTTCGCACCGTTTTCCCCGATGCCACGATGAAAGAAATTGAACCGCCGCTGCTCGACCACACCGATGACCAAACGGCGGCTGTTCCGATTACCCAAAATAAAATTGTCGTCGATGCGGCTGACGCTCCAGGGCGATTGCTCCGTGAGATGCTTGATAAAATCGGCGAAAAAGAGCAAGGCTATTCGAGCGAAGTGCTCGAATACAAAAACAGCTACCAAGTCGCCGAGGTGATGATTGCCAATTTGTATTCGATTGCCATGCGTGGAGCGAATCTCGCCGCCATTTCCATGCTATTCGACTATCTCGACGGCGCTGTAGCCGACGTAGT